GGAACTGCAAGGCTTTAAGCAGTTCCCGGGTAATTAATGAACGTCAACCAACGTTGGCGTTCACCGCGGTCTCCCACCGCGGCCACCTGGAGACATCTGTCCCCCCCCAGGAGGGGTGCGGGGCGTCCCAATTGGGAGTAACCCCACGCTTCTTTGAGTAGCTGGTCTGATGAAGCCTAACGACCAGTTTCTCATTCCTAATGTCGCCTCTTAGGAAAGCAAGCAACAACCCGTCAGGGTTGAAAAGTCTCTTGTGGAGACCTTCGCTTCGCTTGCCTTTCTTACCTGAAACCCTAGTTGCTGGTTCCAGGCGAGCATCAGTTCCGAGCACGCGATAACCGCCGGTACGGGGCACCCACTTGTCGTAAATGACAGATAGGTTCCCGTCAAGACGTCTATTCGTGACTCGGGAGAATGGTACTCTGATGCCGCAATCGTCAGATTCGTAAACCGGGACGAAAAGCGGCTTGACCATGGAGGTCAAGCAGCCCACAAGGTGCGTCAAAAACACACCCGTGTCCGCGGTCCACTCGTTCAGACGATTGATTGCGACATATCGATCTTGCGCTGTGCTAAGGGATTTAATGTACACCCCTCGCACGAAATGACCATAATAATAGTCATGACCGCAAGATTCGAGGAACGGCCCTCCAAGGAAGGACTTCTGGCTATTCACTTCGAATCCACAGTGCCCAAGGGTGCGCACAACCTGCCGGGCCTCATCTAGAGGACCCTGGACGATTATGTCATCCCCAAACACGTGGACGCGTCGTGATTGCAATCGGCCGAAATGTTGCCGTACAGCCAGAACGACACTAGCGAAAATTGCTGTTTGGAGGGGGAAGGTGTAACCATTCCCCATCGTGGACAGCATTTCGAGTCGCACGCTACTGCCGTTAGGCAGTACAGCCTCAGGGGATCTGAAAAGCTTCAGCCACGCCAATTGTTCGCGCGGAATGAAGGCTTCACAGAATCCAAGGCTGAGAGAGTCGGAAGCCGAGGATAGGTCGATAGTTGAAATCGACGCATCACCGGTACTCCCGATCTTCGCGTAAAAGCGATTCGCGTCGGGCTGTGTTGCCAGATCAATCCCAAACATGGTCTTCAGACGATTGGTGAGGATTTCTCCTACACCAAGCTGAAAGAACATGTTCAGGCCTGGCTCCACAGCGATAACGCGGCTAGTGTCAACGTTCTTAGGAACGAAGCAAAGCTTGTTGCCCTTGACCACATCAAAGTCACCGTGATGCTCTTGGCGGAATTTCTCCGCATTGAGCCACATAGGGAACTGAGAGATGTGGGATTTGTACGCTTCATAAAGCGCTGGAGTTGTCGTAGACAGGCGTGAATCAAACAGCTTTGAGTAGAAGTCTGTACCTTTGGCGCCAATATTGGCTCCAGGACCCAGACGACCCTTGGCTGCTATCTGCCCAAAACTCTCGAGCAAGGGACTCCCGTTAGGATAGAAGAAATCGTTCAGGTAGCGTTTAACGCCCCCGAGGATCTCCCAATCTACGGTCGTCACCGGCAAGAAAGTTGGAGCAGTGCCTGTATACGTCACGCGTCGCCGAGTCTCGTTAACACTAAGAAACTTGGCCAAGGCAGTATTATCCGCTTCGTCGCCTTGTTGAGGCCCTTTGTACTTTTTGAACAATGAGCCAGCAAGAGCGAGTACAGCGAACTGCTGTCGCGTGAGACACGGAGGTGCTTCGAGGCCACTACGTGCGTGCTCGCAAAGAACACGAACGTTATAGTGGTTTTCATCGAAGACACATCTAGCGTCTTCCACTAGGGCAGAAAAGAGCGCTTCGACACGATCGATCGTACTCATTTCAATTTCTCCATGATCTATTGTCAATGGGGAATCTTCCTCGATGCCGCTTATTTAAGCGACACGGCCTGTGCAGCTTCTACTGACTAAGGAGTCAAGTAGTCGCCGGTTCGGTCCGTGATCTGCATCAGCGCAAAGCCGAGTGACCGGATGAAAGTCTGGCCATAGAGCATCGCGATGAGGAAGAGCACCGTCAGCACGACAGAGTGAACGCGGGGCGGCTTGGAGTCCTTCACAGGACGCCAGTCACCCACGTGTCACCCATGCCGGCGGACAGCGCGTTGAGGGCTCCGACGAGGAGCGAGGCAGCGGCACGAAGATTCGCCGGGTCGGCAATATCCGAGCCCGCCGGGATGGCCATTTGCAGGGTCATCACGGCAGTTTCCGGCTGTTGACCGGCCAGGGGGATCACCCCCTTGCGGACGATGAACTTGTGCACGTTCTTCGGCACACGCTCCAGCAGACCCGTCACCGGATTCACCTTGCCGTTCGACTTGTAGGTCGCCGGCTTGATGTACGTCACGGTGAACGGGTCCGAGGGGGCGTGCGTCCGGACCGAGGCCTGGGTACCGCCCAAAGCGGTGACAGCCCATTGCTTCGACCCGGCCGAAGGGCCCGTGTCGGACACGATCGTGTACGTGGGGGAGGCGAAACCCGTTTGGGTGCCGCCAGTCACGGGAGTTGTGAGCGAAATGCTCATAGGATTTCCTTGAGTGGTTAGGTACGAAGCCTCTTCGAGACGTACAGCGCAGCCATGTTGAACACTTGTCGAATGCCTGGGATCCGGAAATGGAACTCAGGGACAAGGTCACGTGGATACACTGCCGTCCTTTGGATGGCTCTGTTAAGCCTCTCTACAGAGGCACTGCCGGTCTCTATGTCTAGATACCAATTGGGCGCCAGCGGGGGTCGCGAGTCAGAGTCAACAGATTGTTGACATGACGAAACGAGTGCCACGGCTGTCGTCCTCTGGATCCAAAGGAGAGACCCGAATTGCAAGCTCCACGCATCTAGGATCCCGCCAATATTGGCGAAGTAATCCGCTACGAACGAGTAAGGGAGCAGCTCCCATGCACCGGGCACGAAGTTCTCGAGGGTAAACCCGAGTTCCTCGTACGTGGGTGGTCCGGCAGCTGCGCACCTCCTGCTCATGGAGGCCAGGTATTTGACTGCGGCGCGATCAGATCGACGCGAAACAGTCTTCCTGAAGATCGAACCATGAACGGACGAAGTCTCTGTCCGCTCGAGTTCGTCGACCTCAACTTCACTAGCCTTAATCTTTACAGATTCATAGGCCAGATTATTGAAGCGACGATTCAAATGGGCGATCCCACCTTCGATGTCCGCCGCAAGCGGCAGCCATCCGTATTGTGCCTCCAACCAGAGGTTCGATAGACGCTTCGTGAAGAGACGAGGGTTCCGTTTGGCAAGATGGCTCATTTTCTGGGCCTCTTCCACGTAACCCTGCATCCCTCGGAACAACTGCGTCCCGCGATCTCTGATCATTCGAAGCGTTTCAAGCGATTCACCGAGAGTGACAAAGCCGTTTGTAAACTGCTTGTTCTCACGGTATTTCGCTATGAGCTTGCGAACAGCTTTCTCGCCTGCCCTTGCCAACGCGCCGGATTCATACCCGGGGGGGAAATCAAGAAAATTTACCCCGTAGAGGCCTATCTGCTGCTGATAAAAGCGTTCAACGACGTGACCCTGACCGTCTTCTCTGTGGAGTGTAACAGAGAAGGCACCAGAGTCGGCGCCGCTATACTCTTTGATCGTAGCTTCAAGGTACCCTGTCGCGTTTGACCCATTCCGAAGAGCCTTACGCCAGTCATCCCTATCCGGGTTACCGGAGATGACAAAGCCGTCGGTTCCATAAAAGGATTCGATCTGAAGATCGGTGCTGATATGAGGGACCCAGCCATCGCTGGCTTGTTCCGTTATGTCAGTCCACATCTTCGTAACGAACTTCGTTTGGTCAAGTGATTTATATTTCATGGCAGGTGCAGACGAGAGGTTAGCACAACGCTGCTCGATACGCGTTCCATTCCCCCGTTGACCACTGATCCCTTTCGGGGGGTCTGGGGTTGCAGGGGACGCTCTCTTGTAACAGCGCACGGGTTCAGTAAACCGAACCAGTAGAGTGCCACATGCCCAAAAGGCAATGAGGGGCCCGGCGAAAGCCG